GCCGTGCCCCCACCGCGTCGAGCCTGAGAAGCGGCGCCCCCTGATCGCACGCGCCAGGGGCCTCAATACCGCGCATCGCGCAGGCGCGCTGCCCGATACCGCCGCACGGCTGTCTGCATATTCCGCTTCCGCGAGGCAGAGGGGGCGCGCCGTCATCATAGGGCGGGCGGGGGGTCGATTGTCGCAAACAGGGGAAAATTCCCCTGTTGACCCCTTATAATTCTCTGAAAATTACACCTTTACAGATTGCCATATCTGGAAATCTGCAAGATTCCGTAAATTTTCGTCGATTTTCGCTAAAGAAACGCCGCTGATTATCAGCCTTTTACAAGGCTCGTTTTTGGACGGCGTTTTCGTCTTTTATAGTGTCGTCGCACAGCCGCATCTTTGGAGAAAATTATCTCTCCCATTATGCCAATACGTGACACCCACACCGTAACCCTGAACGTCAACGGCGCTCAGGCAAAACAAATGATGTCGGATATCGAGGCCAAGATAAAATCGACGGAAACGACGATAAAATCGCTGAAGGCGAATATGGCCGACCCTAAAGACATTGAAAAGGCGAAGAAACAGCTTCGAACGTATCAGAAACAGCTCTCAGAGATGCAATCGCAGACCGAAGGAGTGAACAAAACGTTCGAAAATCTCGGCTCTGCAACCCCGCGACAGCTCGAAAAAACGCTAAAAGCTCTTAATCGGCAGCTAAAGGATATGACGCCGGGCACGGAGGTCTGGAGCTCTCATGTCGAAAAGATTAAGGAGGTCAAGGAGCGCCTCGCCGAAGTCCGTGAGGAACTGACGCCGCAGCAGAGTATGTGGGAGAAGTTCAAGAACTGGCTCAGCAGCAGCGGCGTCGCAATAGGCGCCGTGGCGCTCGGCGTCGACCAGGCAATAAGCACTCTGCGCGGTTATGTCGACGCCTTCGCCGAAATGGACCAGGAGATGGCCAACGTGCGCAAGTTTACGGGCATGACGGCCGACCAGGTCGACGCCCTGAATCAGGAGTTCAAGAAACTCGACACACGCACATCCCGCGAAGACCTCAACAAACTCGCTCAGGAAGCGGGGCGCCTCGGCAAAACGTCGGCCGAAGATGTTCTCGGATTCGTGCGCGCCGCTGACAAAATCAACGTCGCGCTCGATGACCTCGGAGAAGGCGCAACGCTAACGCTCTCGAAGCTGACGGGAATCTTCGGCGACGAGGCCCGCTACGGCACGGAGCAATCACTTCTCAAAGTCGGCTCTGTTATCAATGAGCTCTCTCAGAATTGCTCGGCCTCGGCGCCCTATCTCGCGCAGTTCGCCTCACGTATGGGCGGCGTCGGCTCTCAGGCAAAGATGACCATCCCGCAGATTATGGGCCTCGGCGCCGTGCTCGACAGCAACGCTCAGGCCGTCGAAGCGTCGTCGACAGCTCTCTCGCAGGTTATCGTCAGAATGATGCAGGAGCCCGCGAAGTATGCAAAGGTAGCCGGCCTCGATGTTCAGAAGTTCACCGAGACGCTGAAGTCCGACACCAACGGCGCCCTGATAATGTTCCTCGAAACATTGCAGAAGGCCGGAGGCATGGACGTGCTCTCGCCGATGTTCAAGGATATGGGCGAGAACGGCTCGCGCGCAATCGCCGCACTCTCTACGCTCGCAACGCATATCGACGACGTCAAGGCTCAGCAACTGGCCGCAAACAAGGCATTCCAAGAAGGAACTTCGGTAAATAAGGAGTTCGACGTTCAGAATAATACCGTTCAGGCATCGCTCGAAAAGTGCAAGAACGCCGCCCACGAAATGCAAGTCGAGCTCGGCGCCCGCCTACAGCCTGTAATGGGGCACTTGCTGACGTCAGGAGCCGCAATAATGCGAACCCTCCTGAGCGTGATAAAATTCGTTATCGAAAACAAGGGCGCGGTAATTTCCCTCGCCCTCGCTATCGCAGCCTATAACATCGCCGTCAATCTTGCAGCGATAAAAACAGCATTCCTAACAACTGTAACGAAGGCCTATAACTTAGTTCTCGCTACTCAGCGGCTCGCTATGCTCGCCGCTGCGTCTGTCGTCGCACTTTTACAAGGGAACGTCACAAGGGCTACCGCAGCTTTCAAGATGTTCAGCAATGCCATTAAAGCGAACCCGATTGGACTTGCTGTCAGCTTAATTACCGGTGCCGTGGCCGCAATAGGCGCATGGATTTCGAAAGTTAATGAAGCGAAGAAAGCAGAGGAAGAATTGGCAAGACAACGCGCCCAACAGGCACGAGAGTTTCGGAAGCAGATAACCGACACATCAAAAACAGCCGGCGATTATGCTCAGGCAGAGCTCGACAGGCTTAAGAAACTTTACAACGCAACACAGGACCAAACTAAATCTCAAAAAGAACGTATTGCCGCCGTCAAGGAGTTGCAAAAAACATACCCTTCGGCATTTGGGAACCTTTCTCAGGAAACAATCCTCGCCGGTGGCGCTGCCTCAGCGTATAACAAGCTCGCAAAGAGTATAATTAACGCTGCGAGAGCTAAGGCCGCCGCAGAAAAGATTAAGGAAAATGAAAAACTATTGCTCGACCTCGAAGCCGAACAAGAAGACCTCCAAGACTCAATAACAAGAGATTCAGAAGACCTCGACCGCGCTGAACAGTTAAAAAAGTCTGTTGCTAAAAGAAACAGGAATAAATACATGTTAAGTTTCTCAGGACCGTCAAAAGCTGATGCTAAAAGGTATGAGGACGCGGCGGCGGCTGTTGATAATCTAAACGACAACCTCGACGCTAATTCCGAGAAATTGGAAATTAATATAATGAAGCAAGGCGAGCTGCATAAAACAAATGAATGGCTTGCTAAAAGAGCGGAACAGGCCGAGAGTGTCCCGGATGATATTAATCTTTCGGCAGGCCCGCTGACTTCCGCCCCCACTGGTGGGGGTGGCACTGGTTATGTGTCCCAAGTTCAGGCCGAGAAAGACCGCAAAAAGGCAGAAGCCGAGCGCCGTAAAGCGGAGGCGGAAGCGCGCCGTGCTGAGGCTAAAGAGAAGAAGGAGTTCAAGGACACCCTTAATTCATATAAGGCACACAGGTCGGCCGCCGACAAAGAGGCCCTAAATGATTATGAGAAGCTCAGTATTGATTATAATGGGCTCCTGAATCGTCGTTATGAAAATGAAATGAAGTATTACAATGATTCTATCACCTATTTCGAAGAAACGTTTAAGGACCAAGAAGATACATATCTTCAGGACGACAAAGATTATAAGAAGCTACTTCTCGATAAAGAGAAAGCGACTGAGAAATATAATGCCGAGATAGACGCGCTCGAACTTAAAAACCTCGAGCGCAAAAAGAGACTAGATGAGCAAAAGGCTCAGATGGAGTATGAATCGAAATCTGACCCGTCTCTCGAAGATGAGGTGAATCTTCAGGCAAAATTATTCGCCATACAGAAGGAGTTTCTACAGAAAAAACTCGAATTCTACAACGCCGGTTCTAAAGAATACGCCGATATACAGTTCCAGATAGAAGAGCTCGAACAATCGAAGGAGCTGACGATGAAAAAGCTCTATATGAAAGCCTATAAAGAATATCGTCAGCAATTCGAGCAAGAAAGCGCAGCCGAAAGATATAAAAAAGAGAAGGCCGTTATCGATGCTCTGCTGAAAGCTAATTTGATTTCGCTTGAAGAGCACGCCAAATGGCTCAAAGCTCTCGCCGAGAAATATAAGGCAGAGCTCCCCGGCACTGACCCCGACAGCTCTTCATGGTCGACGGCCGACCAGGCGAAGTATGACGCAGACGTTGCCGCGCTGCAAGCCGCTCTCAACGCTAAGCTAATCTCGGAGCGCGAATACTACGGCCGCATCGCCAACCTCGACAAGGCGTCCCGCGAGAAACAGCTTGCCGGGCTTAAGGCTACAGGCGGCGAATGGAACGCTATGCTCGTCGATGTCGGCAACTCTGTCGCCGACCTGGTTCAGCGTATCTCTACCGGCGGCGACGGTGTGTTAGACAGTCTCACCGATACTGTCGGCACCGTTTCGGCCGCTGTCACGGCCGGTATGCAGATAGCTAACCAGTTCGCTCAGGCGGAGGCTCAGATTAAGACGGCCGCTCTCGAAAAGCACTACAGCCGCGAGATTGAGCTCGCACAGGGCAATTCCTACAAGGTCGCCAAGCTCGAGAAGAAGAAAGAAAAGGAGATAGCCAAAATCAAATCTGACGCATCGAAAAAGCAATTTGCGATGCAGGTTATTCAGGCTATCGCCCAGACAGCCACCAACGCCCTGAATGCCTACGGATCCGCGCTGCAAATCGGCGGAATGGCCGGACTTATCCTCGCTCCTATCGCTGCCGCAGTCGCTACGGCTCAGGGTATGGTTCAGGTTGCGCTCCTTAAGAAGCAGCAACAGGCGTCGGAGGCGCAGGGCTATTCGAAAGGCGGTTTCACACGCCCGGGCCGCGTCGATGAGCCCGCGGGCATAGTCCACGCCGGAGAATGGGTAGCCTCGCAGAAGCTACTCTCGAATCCCGTCGCGCGCCCGATGATCGACGCTCTCGACTACGCCCAGCGCACAAACACTATCGGGTCGCTCCGCGCCGAAGATGTCTCGCGCTCCATCCGCGCCAACGATGCCCTCGCCCGCTCTGCCGACAACGGCGAGCCGGCGGCGCTCATGACGGCCGCCGCGGCCGAGATGGCCCGCACTGTCGACGCCCTGAAATCGAGGCTCGACGAGCCTTTCGTCACCGTCAACACCGTCACCGGCGACCGCGGCATTAAACAGGCGCAGGATGAATACTCGCGCCTGATGAACAACATAACCCCTAAATCGAAGAGAAGATGATTATCTATGTCGACGGCAAGAAAGCCGCCCTAAAACAGAATATGTCGTTCGATTACGTAGCCGAGAACCGCCTGTTTCTCGGCCGCGACGGCTACTCGCTCAATGTCTCGTTCCCGCTGAAAGACTGCCCGCAGAATGTCGACATCTTCGGGCCGATAAACCGTATCGATATCGGAAAGAAGAAAATGGTCTACCCGTGCTCTATCGTCGACAAAAACAACTCTCTCTTTGGCTCGCTGGTAATAACTAAAGTTTCCGAGACCGACATCGACTGCCAGTTCGCCGAAGGCCGCTGCTCGGCCACACTGAAAGATCCGTTCGAAGAAGAGCTCATAACGTCGCTATATCTCGGCCGCTCCCCGGTTCTCCCTCCCTCAGGGATAACTCCCGCTGAAGCATGGAAGTCAGTCCGCCGGTCAACTCTCGGCGCCGTAGCCCTGCCGTGGATTAATGAAAGTTCGCCGACGGCCCCTAACAACTGGGTCGTCTACAAGAACGGCGAATATTCATGGCACCCCGAAAATAAAACGCTTTCGTGGCAGCCCTATCTCATCATTATAACGAAGAGAATACTCGACGCCCTGGGCTACACATACGACTTCTCGGAGTGGGAAAACAGCCGCCTGGCCTTACTCATAATCTGCAACACTCTGCCCGGGGTGTGGGATATGCCGGAGTTCGCAAAGGTGTTGCCCGACTGGACCATCTCGGAATACTTCGAAAAGCTCGAATTGTTCCTTATGTGTGAATTCAATTTCAATCACAGAGACAAACACGTCGTTATGCGTTTCTCTGAAAACGCACTCGAAGAAATCGAGCCGGTGAAAATCTCTACGCTCGTCGACAGCTACGAGACCGAGATAACCAACAGCGACGACACAAGCTGCGACTATATCGCCTCGAAGCGACTCGCCTATAAGGAGTGCTCCCACGAGATGCAAAAATTCTATGCGTGCGACTGGCTCATTAAAGACTGGAAGCTCGTCAAGAAATACGACACGCTCTCTCAGCTGCTTCTCAATAATGCGCGCCGCTCCGTCCCGGGGCACCATCTCGTCCAGTGGGGCGACACAATGACCGTGCCGGGCACGACAAGGGAGACAAGCACAATCGGCGCACTGCTATACGCCGAAGATGTCGACACCTATTTCGTTTTCCGCTCTCTCGGTACCGAGTATCTCGGCACCGAGAACGGCAAAAAACAATACACTCAGGTCTACATTTTGCAGCCCGTCAACGTCTTCGGCAGCGGCTCGGTTGAAGATGAATCGGTCGAGTCCGAAGAGATAGAATTTGTCCCCGCTTGCGTGGCCGACACCTATGTCGACAAAAACGACAATATGGGCTATATGCTCTATCTCAACCCGTCGAGCTACAGCGAGGACACCGACCTCGGCGACGACCCTCAGCCCACCGACAAGCAGCAGCCGTCAATAACAAAAGCTATCGAGGCGGGCCAAAAGGAGGAAACGTCGAGCTACTACAGCGAGATATATGTGGCCTTCTGGAACGGCACGATCCCTGAGCCGGGCCGTCAGCCTTATCCCTACGTCGACAATGTGATTGTTACCGACGAGTGGAAATCGGTTGTTAACCCGAGCACGTTTATGCGCCTGACGGGCCGCGGCACGGAATCCGCCGCCACGTTCACGGCGAATCTGCCGCAGATTCAGGCCGACAAAAAGTTCAAATTCTCATGGCTCGCCGACAAAATCCCCAACCCGCGCGCAATTTTCCATATCAGAGGCCGTCGCTACCTATGCGAAAAAATAACTGCGACATTCACCGAGAAAGGAATGTCGCAGCTGTTGAAAGGGGAATTCTACCCGATAGCCGATGACTAAAGCGAGCCGTCGAGGTCGAAGATAACAGGCTCGGCGCCCGTGGCGTGAGAATCGTATATCTCAGTTATCGCGAGCGACGAGTGGCGCGCCTGATCGCGCACTTTCTTCGGCGCTATATTCTCGCCGAGCATCTCTGAAATGCCGGTGTCCTTAAGAGAGTAGAGTTTCCACTCTTTTTTGAACTTCAGCGCCTTCCGGAGCTTCTCCCAGTGGTCGCGCAGAATCTTCGTTGTCGTCGGCTCAAGCCCCGGCCGAAGACCCTCAGAAAAGAGATAGCTGTTGTCCGGAGCCGAGAACACACCGAGCCCCACGGCATACAGCAGCACCTTCTTCGGAAGCGTGATAACCTGAGTTTCGCGGTTTTTGCTTATCTCGCACGAGACAGTCACCGTCCCAGCTTTCAGATTGAAGTCGCGAATCTTCAGCCGTGTCATCTCAACCGGCCTGATGAAGCAGTAATAAAGGATATAACAGGCCAAAAGGAAATAGGGGTCGTTCTTCTTGCCGTAGCCGGCAATCTCGGCGACCTTCTCTTTCGGGATGGCCGTGCGCTCCTTCTTGAAGAGCCGCTTGCTGATAGGATTGATCCCGTCGGTAGCGCGGCTCTTCTGATAGCTTTTCTCGACAAAGAAACCCGAGAGCACGCGAAGGAAGTTCAGGTAATTGTTGCGCGTCTGGGCGCCGTTGTTGCGCGTGATGAACACGTAGTCGAGGAAGTCGACGCAGAACCGGCGGTCAAACTGATAGACATAATAAATCGGCCGTTGCTTCTCAACGTAGCCGCGAAGAATGTTCAGGTGGGATTTATAGCCGGCGTATGTCTCTTTCCGAAAATAGCCGCTCTGGAACATCTTCTCGACGTGGGCTTCATAAGCGCTGAGGGCATCGACGAACGTCACGAGGTTAGAGGCATCGCCCGCAATCCACGGGTTCCAGCCGTGCCTCAATTGATCGTCGAGGCGCTTAATCAGATCGCGAACGTAGTTTTTGCGTTTCGTTACACCCTGTATCCGGTTCGTCTTGATTCGTTTACGTCGCATTTTGCCTAATTCGGGATCGTAGGCGTAGAATTCAACGAAGTCGCAATTCTTCGTCTGCCGGTAGACCGGCGGGGTGTACTGCCTGGCGGCGCTTACGCCGCTGAGGGTTGTTAACTGCACTCTTTCGCCTCCATTTTCAGAGGCGGGGTTCGTTTGTGAACACATTTTTTTAACATTATTTAGCCGGGGTGGGCTAAATAATGCACGGGTAAAACGATGGGATTTTTTCGGGTGCTGTCCCGAATTTGTCCCGGCAATTAAGAGAACTGCCCGCAAGTTGTTAACTTGCAGGCAGTTGCGTTTTCAAAGTCGGGGTGACAAGAGTATTTTTCGTGGAAAGTCACCCGCAACTCGCTGATAATTGCCTGCTTGCGCCGTGCATCATTTGTCGCTGCTGTCCCGATTCTGTCCCGCTTTTTGAGTGTCGATAATTTCAAGTAATATTTTAATGGTGCGCTCTTTTTCGGCGATCATCTTTTCCTTCTCGGCGAGGATGACGCGCAGACCTTCGTCACTCCCGATGGCCACCGAGGCATTGCCGAGCAATGTCTGAGCCGAGATGTCGGAGAATTGCTTGACCAATTGCTCGGGCACGTCGAATATCACTGCCGGATTAAGCCCTACAGCAACAAACAATTTCTCTACAAGCTCGGCGTCAAAGGTTGGTTTGGTGAATAGCGTAGAGAGATAGTTTTGGGTAATACCCACAGTCTCTGCGATTTGTTTCTTTACGAGCTTGTTTCTCTCGATGTGATCTTTGAGAATTTGTCCTACATGTTTCATTTCTGCAATCGTTAAATATGTTTAATTTGTTTGAAATATACTTCTCTGATTGATTAAGTATGAATCTTTTTTTTGTTCCTTTGCTGTCGCAAATATACTCACTCAATTCTTAAACAGCAAAAGAATGGACCAAAATCAGATACTCAACCGCTACCTCAGCTCCCTTTCAGATCAGGAGCGAATTGCTAAATCCCGTGATATACGGGAAAAACTTGGCATATCGCGTTTCGTGCTCAGCAACTGGCGCTCCGGCCGTTCAAAGATTCATCCTTTATTCTTCGACAAAATAAGTGAAATTGTCGGAATAGATTTGCAGAAACAGTTCGGAAATTGATAAAATTACTATGTCTGTAGTATTAACAAATTGTGAATTTTTCACATACAACAATGAAGTATGGTTTCGTCTATCCGATGGAACAATGAAGGCGCTCGAAGAATCAGATCGCGATATGACGGCCTCGGTTCTCGATTTTGTCTCGACGTTCTACCCGAAGGCTTATGCTGCGCTCTCGAAGGAATATGAGGGCTGCGCCCCCAATCAGCCATATTTCCGCTATCGCATGGCAGTGCGCTTCATCCGCTGCAACTTCGCCGCTCTCGACGACATCCCCGACATCGACAACGAGATGCACTGTAATTTCGAGTATGTCAACTGCCCGCTGCGCGGCGAGTGTCAGAATGATCATGTTATCTGTTGCCCCGAGTTCGACCACCATCTGAGCCGCGCCGAGCTGCGCGTCATGGCGCTCGTCTACGAGGGTATGCCGGAAGATAAAATCGGCGAGCGGCTGATGCTGTCGCCCCGCACGGTTCACACTCACATCTACAATGCCAACTCGCGCCTCGGCCTCCATTCTAAAGCAGAGTTCATCAAGTATGCAGCCAAAAATAAAATCTTCACATGAAATACAGCCAATATGATGTCGACAAGGTCAGGAATGAGGCCGACATCCGAATGATAATCCCGGGCGCCATTGAATCGCGCGCCTCGCAAGATATTACTTGCCCGTTCTGCGGCAGCGAGAAGAAGTTCCGCATAAGCCGCAAGAAGGGCTATAACAATGCCCATTGCTTCAAATGCGGCGAGGGTTTCGCCGGCCCTATGGAGGCCTACGCCCATTATAACGGGCTCGACATGAAGAAAGATTTCCTACAGGTCCTCGAGGGCACGGCGCGCCAGTGCGGCGTTATCATTGTCCCGGAGGAATCGCGCCGCAACAAACGGATTTCGGAGCTGAAATCAGAGACGCGCAAAACTTTCTGCGAGCAGCAGCTCGAAGGCTCGGGCCTCACCGTTGAGGATGTCGTCGCCACTATCGTAGAGAACGGCCAGGAGATGATTGTTCAGCCGTTCCAACCCGGCACGATGGCGGGCTACCTGCCCGATCTCAAAGGCGCCGATATGCTGATTCATTACTTCGACCTCTACGGCCGCCCGATTCGCTTTACACCGAAAGGGCAAAAGACGCTCCGCAATTATATCCGCGTCAGATACGCTAACCCTGATCTGCATCTCGGGGCCGAAGGTCAGCCAATGAAGTATAAGACGCCCGCCGGCGCCCCCACTCAGGTATATATCCCCGAAAAGGTGAGAAAGCTCTTCAAGAGCAAAACGCATATCGAGGTATTGTTCCTCCAGGAGGGCGAGAAGAAGGCTGAGAAAGCATGTAAGCACGGGATGATGTCGCTCGGTCTCCAGGGCATTATGAATATCGGCAGCCAGGATCAAGGACTGATTCAGGCAATTCAGGATGTCGTAATAGCGTGCTCCGTGCGCCACGTCTGCCTCGTTATGGATAGCGACTGGAACGACCTCTCGCGTAATATCACCACCGGCGACCGCGCCGACAAGCGGCCCGTCAGCTTCGCCGCCGCCGTCATCAAGTTCAAGCAATATATCGAGACGTTCCACAATCTGAGAGTTAACGTCGATACATGGTGGGGCCACGTCAACGAGAACGAACACGGCGATAAAGGCGTCGACGACCTTCTCGTCGGCTCGCTCAAAGGGCGCGAAGGCGAACTGATGGAAGATATCGAGCGCACGATGCACACCCACGACGGCCGCGGAACTTGGCTCGACATCCATAAGATTACAACGGTTTCCGACTCGAAGATCCGCGACTTCTGGAAGCTCAACGACTGGCCCGCCTTTTTCGAGCTCCACAAGGAGCGCCTCAAAGAGATCCCCACCTTCAAGCTCGGCGGTGTCCGCTACAAGGTCGAAGATGATAAGCTGGTGCCGATAAGCCGCTACGCCTCCGACATCGACATCTACTCGATCGAGAAAGACGCGAAGGATAACCCGCGCGTCAGCCTCAACTATACCGAGACTTACCGGTTCCTCGCCGCGTCGGGTTTCTTTCGCCTGAAAAACGGCGATGAATCGACGTCGGGGTTTCAGTATATCAGAAAGGACGGCGGCATCATAGACCAGGTTCTTCCGTATGCGCTGCGCGACTTCATCCTCGAATATATCATGACCAACGTGAAAAGTCCGATGGTCCACGAGTATTTCAACAGCAAGCTCGACGTGCTGCTCCCCGACAAGAAGCTCGAGCGCCTTCAGATGATATCCGACGATTTCAGCCATTTCGAGCCGGCGGTTCAGCGCTCCTACTACAACAACGGCCAGGTCGAGATAACGTCGAAGTCGATAACGCCGTTTCTTCCTATCGCCAACGTTTGGCGTAACCGCATCATCCCGCGCAATTTCAAGCGCGTCGAAGTCATCAAGGCTATCGCCAAAACCGACGACGGCTACACCTTCGAGCGAACAAAGGAGGGCGAGAAGTGCGAGTTTCTTCAATATCTCATCAACGCGTCGAACAATTTCTGCACGCCGGAGTCGCCGCGCAATCCCACCGACGCCGAAAACGCCGAATGGATTCAGCACATCGTCAACAAGATCACGGCGATAGGGTTTCTTCTCTCCGACTGGAAATATCCGTCAGACCGCCAGGCCGTCGTCGTTCAGGACCATCGAATCTCAGAGGTTGGCCAGGCCTGGGGCGGCGCCGGTAAATCAGTCCTCGGCACCGCTATCGGGAAAATCTGCGCTCAGTTCTTTATCAACGGCCAGGACTTCGACCCCTCCGATACGTTTATGCTCTCGGGCGTCACTAAGGCAACGCGAAACATCTTCATCGACGACGTTAAACCGAATTTCGGATTTAAGAAGATATTCAACTGGATAACCGGGCCTATGCCCGTAAACCCGAAAGGCCAGGCGCGCTACACAATCCCCAACGAGGAATCGCCGAAAATTCTGCTTACCACCAACCACGCCATCAAAGACGCCAACGAGGGCTCGGTGAAACGCCGTATCGCCTACGTCGAGTTCTCGTCGTGGTATAACCAGGATCACGCCCTGATCGACGATTTCCATCATATGTTTTTCGACGACTGGGACGAGTATCAGTGGACACTCTTCGATAATTTCATGGCCGAGTGCGTCATGTATTATCTGCGCTCTTTCGAAGAAGTCTGGAATCGCGAGGGCCGCGGCGTTGTCCCGCCGCCGATGAAGAATATCGAGCTGCGCACGCTCCGTCAGTCTATGTCGGAGGTGCTCCTCCAGTGGGCCGAAGAATATTTCGACCCAACGGGCGAAAATCTCAACAAGCGCCTCAACCGCCGCGAGATCTTCAACCTCTTCCTCGAATATGCCGGCGGAATGCAGGGCCACGGCGTCACCCGCACAAACATCAAGCAGAAGATCATCGCCTACTGCAAATATAAGGGCTACGACTTCAACATCAACAAGCCGCTCGACAATAAAGACGGCTCTCAGGTATTCTATGCCGACTGGAAGCCCGCCCATCCCGACGAATCGTATATCGGCGCCGAAGACAAGTCAGGCGGCGTAGAATATTTCACTGTCTATTCCCCTGAAGCGAAAAAACAAGATCTACCATTCTAACCATATACCGAAATGATAGCAATTAACACCGTTTTTGCCGCCGTCCACCTCGTCACCGGCATATATCGCGGAAAAATCGTCTCTCGCAAGCGTCCGTGGCCGGTTATGGAAGCCCGGATGCTCTTTATCCTCGCCATGTCGCGCTCAGGCGCCTCAGATGACAGAATAGCAGCAGCTCTCAAAAGATGTCGGACAACTATAACCAAGTCCCGCAATTCGGCCGAAAATTATCTCGGCAACTCAGCCACTTTCAGCGAAAAACTATCAAAGATCGAATCTTGCTATGGCGAATAAATATGATTCTTTAAAAATCGACTGCCTCGAAGATGTCGCCCCGGTAAACGCCTCTTCGAGCTGGACTATCACCGACAGCCGTACCGAGACTATAACGATTACCGGCGCTATTCTCCCCGACGGATATTTCGTCTATGGCTATGCCGTCTACTGGGCTGACGGCCGCACTTCTGCAAGCCTCCCGTCGGCCGAACGTGGCAAGTTCCGCACACAGCGCGAGGCAAGCCTCCATGCCCTGGGATTCCTCTCGCAGTTCCTCCCGTACTTCACCCCGGAATCTCGCAATGACATCCTCCATGCTGAGCGAAGCCTCGCACAGGATCATCTTTTCTAACCACACGATATCATGAACCCGAACAAACTCATCGCACGGTATTTCTACCGCAACTGCACGGTCTCGTTCTACGAGCCGGCAGATATGGTAATATCTCAAAAGCGCTCTTTCATGTCGCGCTACGATATAATCTATCCGGCAGTGCTCCACTTCGACGAAGACTTCCCCTCGCGCTTCTTCGACCACTACCGCCAGACGAGCGAAATTCCCTCACCTCAGGCTCTGCTCGACATCTCAACATCCATCAACCTAAATACTCTCTAACATGAAAAAATCAAGTTCAAAGAAAGCATTCGGCGTCGTTATCGCCACTCTTATTCTCTTGTCGGCCGTTGCCGCCATTCTGAAACTCTTCGGAATGATCTCCTGGCCATGGTGGATCGTTTCGGCCCCGCTCTGGGCGTCGGCGATTGCCGCCGTGGTAATTATCGGTCTGTTCGCTATCATTGTTATCACCTTCATAATCTTCTCTGATAAAAAATGACACGCACACAGATCATCAAGCGATACAACAAGCTCGTGGAAGAGATTGAGGACATGGAAATATACGACGGTCGAAACACCGTCGACCAGTATCAATGCGGAAAATGCCACTCCCGAGTCTTCACTACTGACAATAAAGTTGAATGGCTATGAAAACAATCCTGACAGACTCATTTGAAATCTTCAAGCAACCCCAATACGAATCATTTCAGATAGGCTCATTGCACGGTTTCGTCAATCATAACGCCTACATCAGCGTTGTGGCCACAAATAACTGCCAATGCAATTGTCCCTACTGCATCAACTCAGCTACCGACCGACAGAAGAATCTGCCTATCGAAAAAGCGCTGCACAATATCGGAGAGCTGACAGACTACATCAACAACGAGCCAGAGGTCATAATCCTCGGAGGCGAGCCCACTCTTCACCCTCAAATCTTCGAGCTTATCAAAAGACTGAAAGGACTGAAGAGATATGGATTCAAGGCTCTCGGCAAGGTCAGAATCACTACCAACGGAATACGTCTTAAAGACCCTCAATTCCTGCAAGATCTTCTTGATTCGGGAATAGACGGTATCAACATATCCTGGCATAACGAGAAAGAATTTATGTCGCTGCCAGAGCTGCGATACCTAGTTGAGGGCATTCACTATCGCAGAAAAGACTGCAAAGTGCGCATCAACACAAACGTTTGGCGCGGCAATCACGATACCGTGCAAGCTCTTCGTTTCCTTGTAGAATCTCTCAGCTTTGCCGACTCAATCCGTATCAGCAACATCATACCGAAAGATTCATTCTCAGTTAATCCCGAAAACTTCGGGACAGACATGATATTATCAGATGATGAATACAAGAAGTTATTTAGAGGCTTTATAAGAACCTATGAGAACAACTACGCCATATTCGAGAATCCCGAAACCCTCGGATTCGTCCGTTACTTCTTGATTCCGCGCCCATGCCCTATCATCGTAAATTGGAATCTCGGAAGCACCGTATCTGAGCAAATATGCGAGAATGAGATAGGGAGTCGTAAGGTCAACACCTTTAAATGCCTTGTAAGTGGCGACATCTCGCTTTCGTGGAACACAAATAACATCATAGAATTATGACACAACAAGAATACGAACAGAAGAAGCGCGAGTGCTTTGTCAAATTCTGCAAGGACAACGGAATTGACCAGGAAGTGAACATCAGCATTTTTGACGCTTTCGACCAAATCTTCGACCGCGCCTACGCCCTCGGCAGAGAGAAAGAGACAATCACGCAGGTGGAAATTGAAAGTCATTCAGTAGAATATGCTACGGATGTAAACAATGCCCGTCTAAGCGCATGCCCTGAAGCAATACGCCCTCAGCTTTATCCCGAATATGAAATGGACGATTTAGCAAACGCTTTTGAAGCCGGTGCCAACTTCGCCCTCGGCAAGCAGTTCGGAAATTCCGAACAAGTGGATGCGGAGGGAGAGGAAATGCTGACAGTGAGCCGTAATAACGTAATGGCATATTATCGTGATGCACAAGAAGACGAAGAAGAATTTCACCCCGCAGTTGAAAACGCCTGCAACATTATGTATCAACGAGCTGTGGGACGACGGCAAATGCTCAAGCATCTTTTCGGCTCCAAGTGCCTGCCGGATGAAGAGCCGAAGCCAGCCGAGCCGAAAGAGGATAAACACTTTGACAACATCCTTAAAGACAGCTTCCGTGACCACAACAGACTGCATATTGCGGCGATGGCCATGCAGGGGATTCTCGCCAATTCACATCAGGAAATGGTAGATATGGACATAGACACAGTAGTAAGATTGGCTATTTCAGCAGCCGCCACCCTTATTGCCGAGTGCGAGAAAGGAGACAATCATGCCTAAACTGACAAACAAATGCGCTATCTGCGGCAAACCTATTCTGAAAAGCATGACGATATGCGCTAAGTGTGCCTCTGACAAAGAAGCCCGACAGCGTGAAATCGATAGTCAGATGGAGGTCTACAACGTCCGTCTGCAATCTGCTTTCCTTTGGGAGAAGCGCAGATATGAGATAGCAAAAGACTGCTATTGCCGAATGATTGATGAAACACGTGCCGACGAGACTTTTTATCAGTTAGCTGAACTTGCAGTCAAACAAGCCGATATTTTGATTGAAGCATTGAAAGGAGGGTCAAAATGAGTTACGACATCACATTCTGCGAGGGTGAGAGCTGCAAGCGAAAGGAGCAGTGCCTCCGCTACCGAGAGCTGCTACGCTACCGCGCCGACAAAGACAAGAACAAAAAACTATACATTTCAATGTGCAGACCGACAGACTCAAACAAATGCACCCTCTTTTTGAGGGAGAAAGGAGAAACTGATGGAGAAGATTAACGGCGTTATTATTGACGGCAAATTCTATGAGGCTGTCAAATATAGAGCTAACGAACATAGCGGATGTCGCAACTGCTGTTTCTACGTTCAACACGGTTGCTATGCTCCGAAGCTGTTGTGTAGAGTGTTTGAGGGTGGCACTACCAATAAATACATCTTCCGCTACTCCCGACAACTTACCGACAAACTCAACCCCAACAACAACCAACAATGAAAAGAGAGAATTTTGAAAAGGCAAAGGCTTCACTCTTGTTTGCCGACGCACTTATAGCCGAATCAGAGATAATAAAACAACCCTTAACCAAGCATTAACCAAGCATCAACCAAACATCAACATGAATCAATTTTCAATACAGCTATGCCTACCGTCGGGCGACGACCTCGTGGCCCGCAAGAAATTAGACCTGGGCTGGTATAAGATTTATCACTCTTTCATCAGTATAAGCGAAGATCTCGAACGGCAGCGCTACGCAGTAAGCTACGGCATGAACGCTATCGATGAAGAGTGGCCTGACAGGCTCAACATCTTAAAAGGCATCGCCGACGTGCAGCGCAACATCAAAGATGCCTGCAAAACGCTCGAAGGCAACTGGCACAAGAGCATGGTCGAGCTTATCGCCGAGGGTGTCTACGTCCCTGAAATTGATCCGGAATATCAGCAAAGAGTCAACGAAGGCCGCCGCAAGCTCGCAGAGCTCGACGGCGAAGCTGTTGATGACGATTTACCATTCTAACCCGCTGCCGCTATGCTTATACGCCTCACCGACCCGCAGCAGTTCGACCGCCTCATTGCCTACCTCGAAGCAGAGCGCAATCTGGAATGGCCGAATCTGAGAACAAGCACCGACAGCTACCGCGCCTGGTTCATCCGTGAAACTAAGAAGCTCATGATGGAAATAACCGTCTATCTTCAGATCAATTTCACATACAATCCAACCCGCGGCACCTACGTCACCTCCGCCCATCGTCTCGACCTCTTCGAGGTCCCCACCGATGATGAATTCCTTGCCGACGCAACACGGCATAATATTTAACCAACAACAAACAGCTATGCAACAGAATCTCATTACAAAAATCAATGGCGTCGACATCATTACTGTCGACTCACAGGGAGAAACCTACGTCCCCATCAAGCCTATCTGTGATGCTATCGGAATTGCGGTCGAAGGCCAACGCGAAAAGATCCAATCCGACGAAACTCTATCTTCAACCGCAATGCTCAGCATGGTGGTTGCCGCCGACGGCAAGGAGCGCGAGATGCTCTGTCTGCCCCTCCGCTACGTCTATGGCTGGCTCTTCACCATCAACCCTAAGAACGTCGCACCGGCCGCCCGCGAAGCCGTCACACGATACCGCCGCGAGTGTTACGACGTCCTCTATCATCACTTCACGGCCTCAATGCAACGCACCATCGAAACCAACAATGCCGAAATCGAACTGCTCCGTCAGATCAATTCAGCCATATCGGAAGAAAAGGAAGCCAAAGGCCGGCGCCGCAAAGCCGAGGAAGCTCTCGAGCGGCTCCGATCAGAGCGCCTCAACCCTCAGCCGGCGCTTTTGTGACAACTTTTCTCCGAAAAATTTGCATTGCGATTTACTTGTTGTATATTTGCAACGCCAAAACATTCATAATGGTCAGACCATTCCGGGGAGCCTCGGTTAAAGGCTCGATAATAGTTCGGGCATTTTTTATGCCCATACATAAACAGCTACGGCTGTCATATCCGCGTAACTTTTTGCTCTCCGGAGGAAACCGTTATGAATGTTTGGCGACGGGATATGACAGCCGTTTCTCTGTCTATAAACGCCAAATCATTCATAACGTAATGAGCAATCAAAAACAATCGCGCCGAGTAAGCTATGAAAAGCTCCGCGCACTCATGGGCGAATTCGCCGACGACATCTGCGCCGCCCAGTCGACAGTCACCCTCTCACTCTCGGGCAACACCTTCGAAATCCATCTCGAAGGAGCCACAGTAAACATCACCCTCGTAGAGAAAGGAGGCGCGGCATGAACAATTATCTAACCCCCGGAATGGTCGCCGCCCTGGAGGGCTACCTCGCCCCCTATATGCCGGCCGTCGAGTATAACGACGAGACCGATCTGCTCATCTCTACCGGGATAATCATTACCACCCTCGACGACGCCGTCGACCTCGAAATGAACCCCGTGGCCGACTTCATGGCCGAGAAGGGCTACCGCTACCACTTCGTCGAGAAAGACTGCGTCGACGGCTGGATTCTCCGCCCGCGCTCCTGATAGCGCCCTGGATTACTATTAAATAGAGCCGCCCCGATTCACATCGAGGCGGCTCCGGTTCTTTAACAGTTCGGGAATTGTAGAATCTATCCTATGGTGGTAAAGATTACAATGATGCAGAAACAAATGTAACAGTATCGCTTTCTTGACACGGCCGCCTCACGGCGGGTTATGACTTTCTTTAACCTTCATTATGACACTACAAAGGTAACATTTCCACACCATATAACCAAACTAATTTTCAGGCTGTTATGTCGCTCAATCCGCCCCGCTCATTCTCCCCGCGCCCCTAAATAATAAGATATATGGCGCACGAACTTTCGAACTTTCGACCGGGCGCACGATTTTCCATACATCCGGGCAGGGGGGCGCGGGGGCGCGCGCCCGTATCTCTACCCTACTATTCGGGTATGTTGTTAATTTTCAGATAATTATGTTCCACGTGAAACAATTCTATTTATTATTTTTTTCTTGCGCGAAAAAAGTAAAAAATAAAAGTACATTCGTACGGCGAGGGTGTTTACAATTGTAAATCAGCGAGTTAAGGGCGCACGATTTTTGCACGATTTCGTTCAAAAGTTCGAATGTTCAAATTTTGAGGGCAAAAACAGCCATCTGCACGATTCCGCACGATTGAAAGTGCGCGGCAATGCGCTGATAATCAGTAGAGTTGAATAATACTGCACGAATGTTCGATTATTTCCCACTTGTTGGCTCAGCCTCTATACATGTATAAGAGATAAAAAATTTAGCAATCTGAGAAGCAATCCAACAATCTGCGAATTTTTTCACTACCTTTGCAAATATCTTAGCCAGCGAAACTTATACCATTATGTCACAATATTGCATCTATCTCAAAGTCCCGGATTATCTTGATCAATGGCTGCGCCACGACTTCTGGAATCCCGCGATGGCCCGGGTCGAGTTCGAGCGCGGCAGCAACGTTCACGCAATAATGTCGACTTTCCTCAGTAAGCGCCCGGCCGACTATGTCGAACCCGACACTACAGGGCTGCTCCCCGTCGCGGTGCCGACGTTTAAGGGCATGAACCCCGACCAGCACAACTACCTCTTCGCCGAGGGCAGGAAGGCCGTAGTCTCAGCCATCAAAAGAAACTTCAGGAGAGTTCTCGACAAAGAGCTCTCTGCCTTCTTCCGCCACGACATCTCGATCACCGATATCATTGCGGCCTTCATGGCTAAGCACGGAATCGCCGATGATCCCAGGAACTCCGAAACAATCCGGCAGATGTATAAGCGCGAGCGCGACAAAAGCATCAAGCCGACGAGCGTTAAATAAAGTTAAATCGCATTGACTAACTCCCTATCATTTTACCAATTACACCAAAACGCACATCTCATAATATCTCTCCGGAATGAACTGTAACACCTTGCCGGGTATCGTCAGGATCGAGGCGGTCAACTGCGCCGACATCCAGCCCGAAGTCATGATGGCCTCGATATGCGGAGGCATCGTCGCCCTGTCTCTCGACTCCCGAAACGTGAAGTTTTACGGCACACCTCTGCTCAAATGGTCAGGAGAAATCGAAAACGGCGCTCGTGTAGAGAAGTCTACACTTGAATTCAACACCACCGACAAGCTCCCGGAAGGAGCCCGCATCGCTTTCGTCGTCACTACAGCCTCAGGCCGTCAGTGCCTCATCGGCGCCCGTGAGCCCAACTATCCCGTCATCGAATACTCCGAAACCACCGGCGCCCCCGACGGCGATGCTGCCCTCCGCTCATATAAAATCACACATACAGCCCTGAAATCCGTGCTCCCCTGCGTTTTATAGTCTTTTAGGCCATCCCTGCTGCCAGCTACTTTTGAGGCGTAATCCAAAAACGATCCGGATTTATGCCAAAAAAATACGATCTCTACCTCAAAGGCTCCGTCGGAGGCTGGGACTTCAACAGCGACATGGTCAACTGGGTTCTTGATAAGCACAAGGACTCAGAGGTCAACGTCCTTATCGACAGTCTCGGCGGCAACACCTCTGACGGCGTTTCCATCTCATCGCTCTTCAAAATCCACGGCAACGTCCATGTCCACTTCGTCGGCTATAACGCCTCGGCCGCCACTATCGCCGCCATGGGCGCCAAGCGCATCACTATCGACGAAGACGCCGCCTTCCTCGTCCACAAATGTATGTATCTCGTTCTCGAGTGGGACTACATGAACGCCGACGAGCTCGACGCCCACATCAAGTCGCTCGAGAAAACAAAAAAAGACGCCGAGACACTCGACAGCTGCATCGCCGGTATGTATGCCCGCCGATGCAAGAAATCGAAAGATGAGCTGCTCGCCCTGATGAAAGAGGGCGGATGGCTCACACCCGAACAGGCCCTCGAATGGGGATTCGTCGACGAAATCACCCGCTACGCCGAAGAAGAGAAACCTCAGCTCTCGGCCGCCACTATCAGCTCGCTCTCGGCCGCCGGCATTCCTCTGCCGCCCAACGTGCAGCGCAAGAAAGACTCAATCCTCGACCGCTTCATCGCTTTCCTCCAGTCTCCTTTCAACAATCAGTCTAATAACCCGTCGGAAGATGGCGCCAAGCCCGAACCCGACAAAATCAATAACTCAACCGCTATGGCTAACCTCACCGCTCTCGCCGCCCTGCTGGGCGCCACTCTGGCCATGTCTGACGACAAGCTCTCGCTCTCCGACGACCAGGCCTCGAAGCTCAACGACGCCGTCGCCGACTACCAGAAGAAAATCGCCGACCTCGAAAAGGCTGTCGCCGACAAGGACGCCGAAATCAAGTCGCTCAAGGATTCTGTCGCCGAAAAAGACGCCACCATCGCCGACCTGAAGAAGACGCCCGCCGAATCAACCTCCGACGTCCACGACAACGACAAGGACACCGACCCCTACGCTCCCGTCTCTCAGGCCGACGCAATGGCCGCCTCGAAGGCGTTTCTCGAATCTGCTCTCTAAAAACCATTAACCCTCTCTCCTTACAATGGCAAAAATCAAAATCGACACCGCGGTTCTCGAGGATTATCAGAAAACCGCCGTCAAATGGATGCCGACTCTGCTCGACCTCCCCATCCGTCAGGCCAACGATGTCCTCAAATTCATGACGGGTATCACAGGCCTCCGCGGTAAAATGAAGCTCGGCGAAATCAATGCCGACTCACAGTTTGCGCCCTTCAAGAAAACCCGCAAAGGCGACGCCGCCGTCAACATCTCCTACCGCGAGATCGAAACTTTCCTCGGCAATGTCGTCGAAGAGTTCTCGCCCGTCGACTACGCCTATCTCACCATGGGCTACACCGACGCCACCCTCGGCGAGAAAATCAAAAACGCTTCGACTACGGCCCTGGTGCTCTTCCACCTCGCCAAAGCACGCGGCCAGCATATCGCTCAGGCCGTCCTCACCGGCGTGCGCAACGCCGAGGGCGACACCACCGTCGACCTCTGCGACGGCCTGGTGACCATCGCCAAGAAGGAAATCACCGCCGGCAACATCGCCGAGGCGAAGGGCAACCTCATCAAGCTCTCCGACGAGTTCTCGATGGTCAACGCCTGCGATCTGCTCAAAGAAGAGGTTGTGTTCAAACTCAATCCCTACCTCCGTGCGCTTCCCAGTGTGCTGCTCTGTGCTCCCGAGCTGGTCGACATGTATAACGAATCTTATCAGTCGACCCACGCCAACCTCAACTACAACAACGCCTACAATCAGCCGTTCATCGAGGGCTCGAACAACCTGATCACCCTGGTCGGTATCCCCGAAATGGCCGGTCAGAAGCACCTCATCCTCACCCAGAAGGATAACATGTACTGGGCCACCGACAACAAGAGCGACGAGTCGTTCGTCGACATCATGCGCAAGGACCACTACACCCTGTCGTCGGCCGCCAACATGTTCCTCGGCGCTCAGTTCCGCACCATCGACCCCCGCCGCCTCACCATCGTTCAGCTCGCCGAGAAGAAACCCTCTCCCGGCACGGGTGCCCCCGGCATAACCGGCGGCGATCCTCAGCAGGGAGATAACCATTAATCCGCTTTTATTATGGCCAATAACGTATTAACCACCACAAAATGCACGTCGGTGCTGAAAGGTCTGCCCTGGTGTCAGGGCAAGACCGTTCTGCCCGGCATACGCCGCCGCGCCTATATCGCCGCTGCCGACGACATCGCCGCATGGCCCGACTTCGAGCGTGACTCCGCCGGACGTCCGACCTCGGCAATCCGCAAAGGCAACTTTACCCTCGTCGAAGGCGCGAAGTTCCTCGTCATCGACCACCTCGCCGACAAGGCTGAGCCCAAATCGGAAACTCAGGGCGAATTCCCCTCGCTGACGTTCAACAATCAGCTGACGCTCGTGCACCCCGAAGTCGGCCCCGACGCCACCGCTGCCATTACGCCGTTCCTCAACACTGAGGTCGTCGTGATAATCGAAGACATGTACGGCCGTTTCCGAATCTTCGGATCCAAGAACTGGCCCGCAAAGATCGCCCCCTCGCAGGAGCTCGGCCAGGGCGCCACCGGCAACTCGGCAACAACGCTCGCCGTCACCGCCGCCGATGAGGTCTCGATGCCTTTCTACGAAGGTGAGATCCCTACCGAAGATGGCACCATCAACGAAGCTTCCAGCAGCTGACCCCTCTGTAGCCCCTCCCGATAGTCTGCTCGACGCCGTAGCCCCGATCCTTGCTGATGAAAGGCCCCTCGGCTTCGGGCCGGCTTTCGGAGAAGCTGCCGCCCCGCGCGACATCTTCGCCGTAGAGCAGCGCAAACCCTGGGACAAGTCCTCGGAGGCGCGCTGCGATTTCCGCTCCCATCCACGCCTCACTCACCGCGCCGGTGTCTGGTTTCTCTCGCTATGGCAGAAGTCGCTCATGGGGCGAACGCTCTCCGAAATAAAGTCCGACCCGGCAGAAATACCGCACTTCGCGGTGGCCGTGTCGGACTTTCTCTCTGATATGCTCGGCTCGTGCCTCGCCTCGGCAAACTGGGCTCTGTGCACCACCCCCAAGCGGCGCCATAAGGAGCGTAATTTCGCCAGTCTTATTTCCACGGCTATCCACAAGCGCATCCAACTGCCTTTTTATGAGGACGTTGCTATTTGCAGGTCGCGTCAGCGCGTCAACGCCGTTTTCTCTCTCAACATCCTGCCGGAAGAGCCTAACATCATCGTCTTCGACGATTTCGTAACCACCGGCTCGACTCTCCGGGCAATGAAAAATCTACTCTCTCAGTATAACAAAAACCTGCTCTTCGTAGCAGGGATAAACAACAGTCTATGATAAAACTCGAACTTACCGACGATATAAAAAAATGGCTCGACACCCCGCCCGATCAGCGCGACAACGCCGCCGGCGCCATGCTGTTGCTGCGCGTCACCCGCAACCGAATCCTCTACGACAACATCATGCGCAGCCCCGTCGCCAAAGCCCCGCTTCTGGAGTATCAGCTGCAAAAGATCCTGAAGAAGCGCCTCGCCGACATCACTCACGAACAGGTAGGCGAGATGATGGTCAAAGTCGACGCTATCGCCGACCGTATGGGGTTCACGCCCAAAGCGCAGCGCTCAGAGTTCCAGAAAGGTAAGCGCGCCGACCATGACGAACTACCCCCTGAAGTGCAGCAGCTCTATGTCGACAATGACGCCATTCGCCGCCGTATGCGCGATACGCATACAAAGCTGCGACTGATATCGCCGCTCAATTCCACCTGCCCCGACAACGACCGTTTCCCGCTGGCTCAGGCCCTCATAGAATACGACGCCCGGTATCGCCACAACTGGAACGTCTACGATCACTATGTCAAAGGCACGCCCGTCGAAGCTACCGTCCTCACCGTCGACCCGCGCACCGAGCAGCGCAACCATGTCAAGACAATCAACCTCCTGCTCGGCAAATACGCCAAAAATCCCAACGACGACACCGCGAAGCGAATCAAAGAAATATACGCAAAAATCGACAGCCCCTCCGACACTCTGCGAGCCAAGATGGAGGCCGCCGCACTTCTGTAGCAATGCAATCCCCCGTCGATTCCGTGCTCAGCCCGCTCAGCTCCACACCCTGTCAGGCATGGCTCAGCGACAGGCTACAGGCAGCCGACATCCTCCGCTGGATTCTCGGCCAGTCGGGCCCCGCCCGACTGCAAATATCGTCGTTCTCTATCTCCGAAGAATTCCTCCGCCGCCTCTTCTTCATCCGCAAGGAAAAGCTCATTCTGTCGCTCGACATCGTCCTCGACTTCAAAGCTACCAACAAGACACTACTGCTTTGGCCCTTCATCGCACAGACCGTAGAGAACTGCTACCTCGCCGCCAACCATTCGAAGCTGCTTCTGGTAAGCAACGACAACTGGAAGGTAGCCGTTGTCATGTCGCAGAATCTCACCCGAGGCAACCGCTACGAGTCCGGATTCATATCTACCTACCCGTCGCTCTTCGACAGCCTTAAAGCCAGTCTCGACAATGTCATAACCCGCCAGTCCGTTCCATTCCATGAAATATTCGCCCGAACAATTAGAGAAAATTGAGCAATTCGCTCAGCTCTATACGAAGCCGTCGGAGATTGCCGTCTATCTCGACATCTCAGAATCGGAGTTCAAAACCGACATTTCTATCGACGACCACCCCGCCCGAAAGGCCTACATCCGCGGCAAGCTCGCTCAGAAGCTCGCCATTCGAAAGCAGATGGCCACTCTCGCCCGCGTCGGCTCCCCGGCCGCTATCGAAATGTCGGAGAAAGCACTGCTTGACATGGAAGACGACGAGCTCTGAACAAGCAATGGAAAATTCATAATTCATAATTCCTCATTCCTAATTGAACATAAGCCCTCTCGAAGCCTGTAAGCGCGATATGCTCTCGTCCAACGAAGAGCTTCTCGCCAAATACCCGCCCGCTCTGGCCGCGCGGGTCATACGTCTGCGCGAGATCTACAACTACTGGCTCGCCAACCCATCGATGAAAGACCGCCAGCTCCGCGACTATATCACTTCGCGCTATGGCATCTCTCAGTCATCGGCCTATTCCGACATCTCTGTCGTTCACGAGCTCGTGCCCCTGATCTCGAAGAAATCGCGCGAGTTCCACCGCGCACGCACCAACGAAATGCTCCTTGAGACATACAATATGGCCAAAGCACGAAAGGACACTAAGGTAATGGCTGATGCCGCTAAGGCATACGGAAAGGCTAACAATCTCGACCGCGAGGAAGAGCAACAGCTCCCCTACGACGAAATCGCCATTCAGCCCTTCATTGCCTCTAACGATGTCACCTTGCTCGGCATCAAACCCATCCCCAACCTCTACGAACATATCGCGAAGGTCGCCAAACGCCTCTCGGCCGATTTCCCCGACATCATGGATGTCGATTTCGAAGAACCCGACCTCGAAGAAGACCGGATTTTCCCCGATAAAGCGCCCGACATAACAGCCGCCGAAGATGATACAAGTCAACCCGAAAGCTAAACCGGTCTACTTCAACCGCCCGCAACTGTTGGCGCAGCTCGTCGCCGCCCGCACCACCGTTATTGTCGCCGGTCGCCGAACGGGAAAAACCGACTCTATCGCGGCGCCATACGCCCTGAAGATGATGCAGCGCATGGCCGGTTCTACGGGCGGCATCGTCGTCCCAACTTTCAAGCATGGCCTCACCAACACTCTGCCCGGCCTCTTCGGCGCCTGGGCGCGATGGGGCTATAAGAAGGGCCTCCACTACGTCGTCGGACGCCGGCCGCCGAAGGCTTTCAAGCCACCTATCACAGAGCCTCACGACTGGGAGCAGGTTATCTCGTTCTACAATGGCTCCGTCGCCGTTCTGCTATCGCAAGACCGCCCCGGCGCCGCAAACTCGCTCACGCTCTCATGGCTGCTCGTCGACGAGGCTAAGTTCATCGACCCCGTCAAGCTTACCAACGAAACACTCCCCGCCAACGGCGGCATCAAGTCGCATTTCGGCCGCCACTCGTTCAACCACGCGATGATGATCCTCTCCGACATGCCCCAGAGCAAAAAGGGCTCGTGGTTCCTCGAATATGAGAAGAAGATGGATCCCGAAGTCATCGCAGCTATCGAGGCCGGGGTCTATGAAGTCTGGCGTATCAAGCAGCGTATCCTCGAAATGAGGCAGCGCGGCGTCGAGCCTCCGGCATATCTGCGCAACCACCTCCGACGCCTCGACGCCAACATCAACAGGCTGCGCTCCGTCGCCACCTACTACCGCGAATATTCGTCGGTAGAGAATATCGAGCTCCTGGGCGAACAATATCTTTACGATATGAAGCGCGACCTCACGCCGCTCACGTTCCAGACCTCTATCATGTGCCGCAAGATAGGAATCGCCCGCGACGGTTTCTATTCTTCGATGAAGGAGGGCCACAAGTATAACGCTTCAGATTTCGAATATCTCGACTCTCTGGGCTTCGACTATCAGCCCGAAGCGCTCGACTGTCGCGCCGACCGTGACCTCAACCGCTACGCCCCTATATGTATCGGCATGGACTACAACGCCAACATCAACTGGATCGTAGCCGGTCAGGCCGATGAACGTCTCGGCCGCCTAAACGTCCTGAAGTCGTTCTATGTCAAATATGAGCGTAAGATCCCCGCCCTGGTCGCCGACTTCTGCCAGTACTACGCCCACCACCGCGAGAAAACCGTCGTCTTCTACTACGACACTACGGCGCTGGGCAGCAACTACGCCGTCAACAATGTCGATTTCCGCTACACCATTATCGGCGAGTTCGAGCGCCACGGCTGGCGCGTTGTCCCCGTCGCCCTCGGCAACCCTATGCGCCACGACGAGAAATATAACCTCATCAACCGCGGGTTCGCCGGACTAAACCGACTCACACCATATTTCAACCGTCAGAACAACGACGACCTCATCCTCGCCATCCAGTCGGCCGGTGTGGAGCACGGCCGTCTCGGGTTCCGCAAGAACAAAGCGGGCGAGAAACTCCCCGAGACAGGCGACGACCCGCTCGAACGTCGCACCGACGGCACCGACGCTTTCGACACACTGTATATCGGCTGCGAGCGGCGCCCGCATACCGGCGCCGCCCTGTTCGACGCCGGAGGTGTATTATGAGGCCCTGTTGTCTTTTATCGGGCCCCCGTTATGGGGTATTTTTGTTTCAGTAAAATCGCGATATCAATGCCTCCGCTATGCCTCAGTCCGTTACATTCTTCCGCCGCCGCATAACGATTCAGTCGGCGCTGGCCTTCCTCCTGGTAATCTTCGGAATGGTTGTCGTTATGCTCGCTCTATATATGCCGCCGATGGGCGAGATCCACCCCTCGGTTATTACCGTCTTCGGAATGCTGCTCGTCGCCGCCGGCGCCTTTATCGGCATCGACCTCAACGTGCAGCTGAAATCGTTTCTCGAAGCGGTCCACAAAGAAAACAACAAACAATCAACACCGAGCAATGAAGCCCTTTGAACTGCGACTGGCTCAGGAACACGCGCGCCTCGCTCTGCATCTGCGCAACCTCCGCAATTTCATGGCCGACGAGAAGCGCTTCTCGAGCATCGAAAAGCGCCAACAGGCGCTTATGGCCCGACAGGCCTACATCATGGAAACCTACGTCGCTATCCTCGAAGAACGCCTCTCGCTGCTCAACATCCCCGTCTGACTTCTATGCGCCTCGCCCTCATCATTGCCGCCGCGCTGCTGCTCTGCTCATGCAGAGCCAGGCGCGAAGCTGTCGAAGAATCCTCGGCAGCCACGTCGGCCGACTCTGTCGCCCTGAGCACCACCACCGCCGAGTCGTCGGTGTCGTCGGCCTCGTTCTCTTCGCTTATCGAGGCGTCGCGTCAGCTCAACCTCTCCGACATCCGCATCAACTTCTTCCCGCCCGACCCGTCGCGTCCCGACGGCCCTCCCGCCGTCAGTTCGCTCTCTATAGGCAGCGCCACCGCCGACTCCCGCGCGTCGGCCTCTCTGTCGGCCGCCACCGACAGCGCCGCCACCCGAACACAGGCCCTCGATTCCGTCGCCGTATCATCCTCGGCAGCGGAGTCGAAGGCGGTGTCCGATTCTGTCACTCAACCTTATTCGCTCCCGGCGCGTTTACTCCTTCTTGCGTGCGCGCTACTCGGGGCCATCGTCGGCTACAGAATCGCCCGTCGAAGATAACCCACGTTTCATCTGTCCCTGTCATCCTCCTCTCTCCCGCCCCCGGCCGCCGCTGCTTTCATCCACAGCGGCGGCCTTTTTTAACTATGGTTACCACAACCACAGTTGCCTCCACCTTACAGGCAACTGTTGGGCTGAGCCCAATGGCTGCCCGTCAACTTTGCCCCAACTATTACGTTCAGCGTAATGGTTGCCTGCTTCATTTTGCGCACGCCACGCAAAATGATCAGTCCGCAGCCGGGCGATTTTTATCGCATAATTTGCTATATTTGTGGCATGGAAGATAAGCGTATTTACAAGCCGTTTGCTGTCACGGCCTACACTACAGGGCACCCTCGGAAACTTTTCACCCCGATAACCGTTGTCAACCCTGACGCGCCCGGAGCGGCAACTATCCTCGCCACCACTGTTAACGCTATGTGGGACACAGGCGCGGAAGTCTGCCTGATGTCGCAACGACTGGCTGACCGTCTCGAATTTGTGTTTGAAAACGATATTGAATCTAATACGTTCGGCGGAAAGCTCAAATCGCCTATCGGTTACACTTGCGTTACTCTCGTCTCGAACGGAGGTCTTGTAAATACAATTACAGCCGTAGTCGCAGAAACTTCTCCTACGAGAGAATATGATTTTATTATAGGCTTAAACTTTATCAGAAAAGGCACACTCGCCATTACCTCTACCGACCTTGACACTACGCTGTCATTCGTCATCCCCTCGCCCGTCTCTATCGACTTTACCAAATTAGCTGACATTGACAGCCATTCTAAAAAATACTTACCGCTGAGCGAGCCTTTAAAGCAACAACGCGTTCGCGAAGGCGCTGAAGCTCTCGAATTATTCATTCCTAAACGCCCGGAATCCTTATCTGAGGATGTCTGACTATGGCGAGAACCGGCACCGCCCCCGCCTCGCCGCGGGGGCTTTTCGTATCGCATAATTTGCTATATTTGTGGCATGGAAAACAACAACGACATTTCCGAAGATCTTAAAAATCTCGCCGAGAAAAATCCCTGCATCAAGTTCGTTATCGACAATTACGATATGCTATGCCTCGTTCACAGTGGCAAAGTCGTGATGACGGTAAACTCCTGCCTTCCCGGTATCGGCCCGGAGGCGCGCGTCGCCAAAACATTTGATTCGATAACTGACGCCATGATGTACGCAGATGCTATTGTCATGGATAAGATACCTTATGCGCTGAAAGAATGCAACGGGGGTGATCCCATGAATAATCTGATATATTCGATAGGATGCAAAGGAGTATAACCCACACTGCCGACATACAGGATATGGCTCTGAAGTTGCAGGTGCTTGTGGCCAATCCCGTTGAAATGAAAAATAGTGGCTCATCGCAATGGATCGGAACCGCCGCGATATGGGATACGGGCGCTCAGCATTGCGTCATAACAAGCGATCTCTGCGCCCGACTGAAACTATCCCCACGGGCAAAGACCTATTTTGTCGGAGTGGGAGGCAATGTGCCCGGAGGGACAGATATAGTCTACCTCAGCCTGTCGGGCGACAGCGACACGTTCCTCATCGCGTTTGCAGGGGTGGTCAATACACTCCCCGGGAATGTCGATATGCTGATTGGAATGGATGTGATTACGCAGGGCGATTTCACCGTATCCACAAAAAACGGTATTATTACGGTAGCTTTCTCGCCATATCCCGGTAAGCTGAAGAAATTACGACAATAATTTTTTCTCACGAAAAATTTGCAGTGTGAATTTATTGTGGTAACTTGCAGCGTATCGTTTAATCTTTAACCTCTATTTCCGTATGACTATCTGGATTATTATCGCTATAGTTGCCTTTCTGATAGGAATTGGCGTCTATAACAACAAAAAGGCCGAGAGAGAAAAACGCTTCGACAACGAGATGAAAGAAATTGAAAATCGCGAAGTCGAACCCAGCGACGAGCCCTCGACGTTCCACGAAGCGCAAGATGAGCCTAAAAAAGAAGAACCCGTCGAAAAATTATCAAGAATTGATCGTCTGGATGAAAAGATTAAAAATCTCGAAAGAAAAGAAAATGAGCTGAGAAAAAAGATCGAAAGAGAAAAAATGGCTAATGGCCTCACTGTAGAATACCTCGGTGGTTATCCTCTATGGACAAAACCCTGTAAGGCGAATTTCAGTGTGAAAGATTCTACAATCCGGCTCTCTAATGGCAATAAAAATATTTCGCTTGAAAAAGATATGATCGTCGCCATCTCTAATGAGAAGTCAAGCCACAGGAATGTCGGAAAAACTGCTGCAGGCGCAATTGTTGGCGGAGTCCTTACAGGAGGCATTGGCCTTATTGTCGGGGGTGCTATTGGAGCGAAAAAGCGCGACACCTCAGAAATGTATATAACATATAAGTACGAGTCTGTCGAGCTGACTATGCACCTCAAAACAGGTAAGCACACCGACAAAGTCTATTCTTGGATAAATAGTATTTATGCATAATCTAAAAAATCAAATCCATTATCAGATGAAAATTTTAAAACTTATTCCCCTCTTGGCTTCTTTATTGCTAATGACAGCATGTTCCAATTCAAGAACATCTTCAAGCAGCTCTGAACAAGAGATCGAAGCCTTAATCGCCGCTCAAGATTTTATACATACAGAATTTGCCTACGATGCTGAGTTCAATGATAGCGGCACCATTATAGAACCAACAGAAGTGTCCGATCGCTACAAAGTTATGCAGCGATTTGACAGCGATTCAAAGGATGGTTATAATTTTGTTTACCGCATTTGGGTACAGAAATTCCCTACAGGATGGGAATATGGCAACCTCGTTGTCGAAAATGCCAGCGGCGACAGAGTCCACACCTCAAATGGCTATATGAAAGAGATGGAGCGAGCCAATATGACCAGCAAAGTTGAAGCGTCAGCCGGAGAAGTCGAGTACACAATTATCAAGCGCAATGCCCCAAACTACGTCAGGGTCTATACGTCTGCTCGCCTAACCCGTGATGATGTGCTCACCATCTATAATCAGCTCAAAGACGAATATGAAGCAGTGCAATACAGCACCTCTTCTAACCCGAACGATGACGATTACATGGCTATCTCAAATGGCACTGTCTATGAGTATGACAAAGATAAAATTACAAAATTGGCCGAATATTAATTTTTATCACGAAAAATTTGCTGCGTGAATATTTCGTCGTATATTTGCAACGCTAATCCTACTGACAGATGACTGTCTCGCCCGGGCGCGGTTAATGCTCGACATATCTCAGCGGGCTTTTTTTTATGCCCGTTCGTATCAGCCATTGGCGGCTACCTTCCGTCCATCTATGTGCTCGCAAGAGACAGCATCAGTGGGATTAGCAGCGGAACGGTAGCCGCTTTTTAAGTCTACCTGCTAATCTCACTGATGCAATGAAAGCATTAACAATCCAACTCAGCAGGGGCGCACGCCAGAGCGCTGCTCCCGAAGTCCTCAACCTCGTCAGGCGCGCAGGCGCCCTACTCTTCAGCGAGAAAGCCTGTGCGGTCATCCTCGCAGTGTTAACCCTCTCGGCCGTCGCAATCGACATCGCCGTCGCCGACACCCTCCGCGCACAGCGCCTCGTCGGCCTCTGCGCACTAGCCGCAATGCCATGGATCGGCGCCATCCTCGCCCGCTTCAGCCGCGACACCGAATCAGCAGAGAAAGGAGGCGCACTGTGAGCCGTCCAAAAACTTACACCGGCCCTGCCACCGGCCGCGTCTACAACCTCGCCGGGGGTGAACGTATCGATCCCGTCGCCGAAGGAATCGGTAGCGCCGGTGAGGCAAGCTCCCCGCACGCCGTCCTGCACGGCAAAGAAAAGTTTTCAAGAATATTTATCCGCCTCCGCACTCCTTACGAGACACTAACTTGCCGCCCCATACAAGATAGCGCCGATTTCGCCCGGCGAGCATCAATCATCGAGAATTGGTTCAGATCAATTTTCCGCAGAGGGAACTTCGTGCTTACGTTCGACGCGACCCAATTATCCGATGAAGAGGCAGCCGCTATGGAACAATCAGTAGAGAAAGGAGGTGCCGAATGAAAGCTCTTCGCCAAGCCTGTATGATGCTCGCTCAGAAGCACTACAACTCCACCCTCCACGCCATCAACAAAGAGAACTATGCCCTCCAGGCAGAACGCAAAACCCGCAGCAACCGCGTCGACACCGACATGTGGATCGAGTTCGACGAAGTCTCAGCCGAAGCGCGCCTTTCCCGCGCCGAGACACAGAAAGAGATCGACAAAATCTTTGCCGCGAAGATAGCTCTCGACCCGGATTCGCCCGAAAGGCAAGTCCTCGAACTGAAATCGCGTGAGCTCAGCCACAGCATCAACCTCTCGAAGGCAGAAGTTTGCGCCCGCCGCGTCGAGATTCGCCGTAAGGCTCTGACGGCCCACGACAAAGTCGACACATGGTATAACGACACAATGGCCGACATCCAACGCCGCAAAGAAGCGGCCGGCGAGGCCCACCGCCTCACGGTGAGCATTATCGCCGGAGCCAGCACCCGCGAGCAGCTCGTCGACATCTACCACGAGCTCGGCGGCATCGATATGCCAGCCGACACCGAAGAAGAATCAACCGAATCAGAAACAGAAACAACAACCGATAACACCGAAACATTATGAACGACAACCTCACTCCCGGAATGATCGCAGCCCTCGAAGGCTATCTCGCACCCTATATGCCCGCCGACGAGTATAACGACGAAACTGACATGCTCATCTCAACAGGTATAATTATTACTACTCTCGACGACGCCGTCGACCTCGAGATGAATCCCGTGGCCGACTATATGGCCGAGCGCGGGTTCAAATACTACTTCGTCGAAAAAGACTGCGTCGACGGCTGGATTCTCCGCCCGAAAACGCGCCTCATTGAATCAGAATAATCGCATATCGCCAAATACCACGCAGTCAGAGCGCCCCGTGCATTGCCGGGGCGCTCATTTTTTACTATCTTTGTGAAAACAGTACCTTCCAGAGTGACCCGGACAGGGGGGCCGTCGCCACCGACGGCCTCCTGTTGTCTTTTTATGCCGACGCGGGGCGGTTTATTTTTGTGGTATGGTTACTCAGATCAATTTTCCCGCCGAATCCGACATCGTCCTCACCTCGGCTGTCGACTCCATCTCGGCAAACACCACCGACACGAGCGTCGAAGTGCGCCTCATCTGCAAGAACGGCGCCGGCGGCTCGCCCGATCAGCTATACGAGAACACGCTCTACTCGTTCGACGACCGCGTAGAGCTGTCGGGCGTAGGCGAGCTCGTTGAGGAATATTTTCGCCGGAGCGGCAAAGTCTCCGACGTCATAAACGTTGCTTTCGGCTCACTCTCGGTAGATATCGAGTTCCTTTATTGCGAGTGGAATCTGCCGGAGGCCTTCGACCCCTGGACCGCCTTCTACCTCGCCTCACGCTCGCAGCGCGTCTATCCCGATTCTGTTGTCACCATTGCAGCGGCCGACCACGGCAGCGCAACGCCGTTCATCATCCGCGCCGTGGGCCACAACATGGCCGACGGCGCCGTCTCAGTGGTCACTAAGGAGGAAACACATACCCTCAACGACAAAAACACCGTCTACTTCCAGGTTAAAGATATCATCACCGCCGCCCATGGCGCCGCCCCTACGATACCTGCGGCGCGGCTGCGCGATGTCATGTGGTTCTCGATAGAGTATGGCGGCACGCAGAAGATGTTCTACGTTGTCGACGCGCCCGCCTATCTCTCTTTCGTGTTCTGCAATATCTTCAACGTCGAAGAGACAATCGACATCGTCGGCACCGTCACCACAAAAACGGAGGTCGACGCCGACACCGCCGTCGTAGGCGGCCGGCTGAAGCAGTATAACCGCGAGCCGAAGCGCGTCTATGAAGTCCAGACGGCCCCCGCCCCCGCCGCCGAGATTCCGCTCTTCGAGCAGTTCCTGTCGTCTCACTCCGTCGTCATGACGCTCGAGGGCAACGACTACGAGGTCACAATCGAAGATTTCACCTCCGAGTCCTCCAGTTCCGACGAGTCGCTGACAACCTTTAAGTTTACGTGGCGATTCTCCGACCGCCGCCCGCGCATCTTCGACACCTCTGTCAACGGCATTCTGCACCCCGATCGCGGCATCTTCGAGAAACCGTTCACCCCCGAATATGAATAACGATGGATAACTCAATGTTTATCGGCGACGCCCGCCGCCTTCTCGACGCCGGTCAGCCCGTCTCGCTGGTCTATATCAAGAAAAACGGCCAACGTATCGAGGTTAAAAACGTCGTCTCGCTCAGCTACGATTTCTACACCGGGCTCCGCACCATAAAGCTGCTCCACAACGGCAAGAAGCGCACAATCCACGACGTCTGCATCATCGCCATCAACGAGTTCGAAGTCTTTTTATAATTCCTCATTCAGGATAATTCCTCATTCCTCACTCCTAATTCCTAATTCAGAAAAATGCTCGACTTTTTCTCAATAGAAGACCTCCCGCAGCAAAACGCCCGCGTCGCCTTCGTCACCCGCACCACCGACATCTTTCGCGACGGCGGAAAATATGAGACCCGCACGACTCCCGACGGCAAAGAGTATGTTTCCTGGGGCGGCGACAACCAAATGCCCTACTCGATAATCAACCTGATCGAGTCTGACGAGACGCTCTCGACCTGCCAGGTGTTCAACGCCGAAGTGTGCTACGGCGCCGGCCTCTCTTACTGCACCGCCGACGCCTCTCAGCAAGTCGCCGACGATGTCGACGATTTCCTGCTCGACAACCCGCTGGCCGACTATTTCCTCGGTGTGTGCCAGGATCTCAAGCACTTTAACTTCGCCGTCTCCGTCATCATCCTCAACGAGGCGGGCGACCGCATCGTTGAGCTCCATCGCAAACAGGCCTGCTACTGCCGATTCGCCCCGGCCGACAAGTCGGGCCGAATCCGTAAGATCATCTACGGCCAGTTCCGCGACACTCAGCCCGGCGACACCTTCGAAGAGATAGAGCTGCTCGACCCGCGCTCGCCATGGCGCGACCTTCAGCAGCGTATGGGCCGCCGCGGCGGCGGAAAGCCCACCAAGACACGCAAGTTCGCAATCCTCTCACGCTTTCCCGGCGTAGATTCCCCCTACTATCCCATACCTCACTACGCTGCCCTCTTCAAAGGCTCGTGGTACAACATAAAGCGGCTCATAGGCGAGGCCAAGCTCTCGAAGCTCAAAAACGCCGCCCCGATAAAATATGTAATCGAGGTATCGCCGCGCTACTGGGAGGCTCTGTTCCGCGACCGGAAGGTCTCCGACCCCGAAGAGCAGCGCAAGATCATGAATGAGAAAAAGCGCGAAATGCTCGAATTCCTCACCAACCACGAGAACACCGGCTCTGTCCTCTTCACCGGAAAATCATACAGCCTCGACGGCAAAGGAGAGTCGCCCGACATCACAGTCACCTCTATCGACTCCAGGACAAAAGAGGGCGGCGACTGGGAATCGGACATCGCCGAAGCCGTCAACATGGTCTGCTTCACCATGAGGGTTCACTCCAACCTCGTCGGCTCCGTACCGGGAAAATCTCAGACAAACAACTCCGGATCCGACAAGCGCGAGCTTTACACTATCGCCCAGGCCCTTCAGAAGCCCTACCACGATCTGCTCTTTATGCCCCATCAGATCATCATCCGTTACAACGGCTGGAAAGGAGTGCACCCCGTCTGCCCCTTCATTCAGCTCACCACTCTCGACGAACATTCCGACGCCAAAACAGTAACCGTTAACACCAACAACAATGACTCTGCCAACGCCTGACTCCGGAACAATCCGCAAGTATATCCCCAACGTTATGCTCGAGGTCGACGACGAGACCACCCTCGCCGCCAAGCTCGAACCGTTCGTCGAATCCGCTCAGCTATGGCTCGAGCGCGAATACACCGGCGCCGAAGATTTCCTCTCGCCGGCCCACAAGCAACTCGCCCTGAAAATCGTTATCCTCCGCGCCTTTGCCGACGCCGCCCCCTCGCTCGACCTCATCATCACTCCCTCTGGTATGGGCGTCGTCAGCACCGAGAGCGTTGCCCCCGCCTCGAAGGAGCGCGTCGAAAGGCTCATATCGAGCCTCAACGACATGGTCGAGGCCAACATCGCCCTGCTCATCGACATCTGCCGCACCTATCCCCAGTGGCGCAAGTCCGACCGCGGCCGGTTCTACTGCCAGTGCTTTCTCTCGTCACCCTCCGACCTCCGGCTGCTACCCGACCGCGGCGAGTCGACCACGTTCGCCTCGGTGCTCTCGCTCTGTTTCTCTTTCGAGAATGAAATGGGCCGCCGATATCTCGGCAAAGAGCTGCTCGGCCGTCTGCGCGAGGAATACCACGCCGGCACGCTCACCGACGCTCACCCGCTGGTAGCCGCCATCCGCGCCGCCGATGTCGCCCTGGTATCATACCGCCTCACCGTGAAAGCGCCCGAACATGATCTGCTCTGGACTAATGAGATTATGTGGAAATACGTTCAGCGGTTCCTCTACGAGCTCGACTACTACGAGGATTATAAAAAGATATGGACCGAAGAGATGGGCGAGCGCTTCAACCCTCCTCCCTTCGAGAACAGCATCAAAGGCGCTTTCTATTTCTAAACGATTTCTACGTGATGGAGAAGATCGACCTCACCGCCCCGAAGTCGTGGCAGGAGCTCACGCAGCCGCAGCTCGATTTCCTTCTGCGCGCCATCTCGAAGGTCAACCGCATTAACAACGGCCGCCCCTTCTACTCGCAGGATGACTTCGCCGCCTCGACCTGGGCTCAGGTGGCCACACTCTGCCTGATGCGCTGGAACGGCCTCGAGCTCGTCACCCCCTACGGCGACAACTGGATGCTGAGGCAGGGCCAGAGCGAGTTCATCGTCACGGCCGCCGACATGGCCGCCGCCTGTCAGGCTATGGCCTGGGCAAAGGAATTGCCCGCCGTGCCCGTGCGCCTCGACTCTGTCGACGGCGCTCATGCCGTCGACGCCGAGCTCGACGACGGGTTCACTTTCGACTCATGGCTCGCGTGCGAATCGCTCTGGCAGGTCTATCAGCAATCGCTCGACGCCGAATGTCTGCGCCGCATGGCGGAGTTACTCTACGCAAAGGAGGGCATCGCACTGCGCGATCACGAGAGCCTGTCGGTGTTCTACTGGTGGGCCGGACTGAAAAATCTCTGCAACGCCCGCTATCCGAATTTCTTTCAGCCCGCACCGCAGGGCAGCGGCGCCGAGCCGCCGGGCCCCGACAAGCTGCGCCGCGACATCGACTCCCAGATACGCGCCCTCACAAAGGGCGATATCACCAAAGAGAAGGAGGTGCTCGCTATGCCCGCCCACCGCGCACTCACCGAGCTCGACGCCCTCGCCCGCGAATATGAAGAGCTTAACCGAAAATATCCTACCAAATGAACAGCAATTTCAACTGGCAAGCCGCCGACTTCTTCCGACGCCTCACCGAAGCTAACCGCTTCGCCACCGACAACGGGTTCTCGTTCGAGCAGGTGTCGTCGCTCGAAGGATTCCTCACTCTGATCTCGTCGTCGATCAACCTGAAGGCGGCCGTCGCCGTCAGCGACACTTCTTCGGGCGGCATCGACCTCGAAAACACGCCGCACACGCGCCGCGTGAAGACAGTGTTTCTCTTTATGCGCCACCGCGCCGACGACACCACAGCCCGGCAGCGCTGTCTCGACCGTATGCGCGAATTGTTCCGGCAGTTTATGTCGGTGCTCATCCTCGAGAAGACGCGCCTCGCCGAGAACTGCATCTACCTCGACCCCCGGATAACTTTCACCGAGATCGACAAGTATTTCTACACCGGCGGCGCGTGCGCTTACTTTCAGATTGCCGTCGACACCTACACCGACCTCGTTTATAACGCCGAAGAATGGACGACTCCGCAGCAATAGACGCCCGCCGAAAGTTCGTCGAGGCATGGAACGAGACAATGGTCAATATCTGGACCGAGCGAATCTTCCGCCTCGGCGTGCGCGACACCGACGCGCTCTATCACTCCGTTAAGGCGCTACAGATCCGGGCCGACGCCGACGGCAAGTTCCACAGCTTCGAGCTCTCTGAAGAGTTCCTGGAGTATGGACTTTGGCAAGACCTCGGCGTCGGCCGCAACACCAAACGCGGCAACACCCACCGCCGCGACAACGACGGCTGGACCAACAAACGCGAGCCCCGCCGGTGGTTCTCTACCAAATATTACTCGTCGGTTATGAACCTTCGCGACTTCATGGCCGAATCGCTGGGCGACGAGTTCAAGTCGATGTTTGCCCGCCTCGACGCCGACGACCTCCGCCGCAACTCGGCCTACTACAAGAAAAAAGGTATCGTGTAAATGTCTTTTTGTCCGTTCCGCTACCGACATATCTTTACCCTGTCAATAATGAGATCATGCCTTCTGCTACTTCAAATCTAAAAGCTAAAATCAACGACCTCAAAACGAGAGTCGCCCATAATTCCATCTCCCCTGTCTTCGTCGGCGGAATTCTCGACGAAATTGTCGACGCATCGACAGCCGCCGCTGAAGCCGCCGCCGCACAGTCGACAGCCGACAGTGCCCTCGCATTGGCGACGGCAAATTCCGACCGCCTCGACCTCCACGCCGACGACATCAACAATCTGGGAAACGACGTCGCCAACAACGCCGCGGATATTCACGTTAACACCGAAGCGCTGACAATTCTGAACCGGCGCGGACAGGTCGAGCCGTTCGCCGCCGTCATCACCACCGACCCCGACGACGACCCTATCCCGGAAGAACTCGTCGGAAAGCGCGTCTGGTCGACGCAGTTCAATAAGTTTCTAGAAATAAACATCGGCGGCGATCCGCCCTATCGGGAGCCGGAAGACAGCGCGGCCGTCGTTGATAAGTTTTACGTATGCGATGGACGCCTTTATCTCGGAGTGAAAGTATCGCAGACTGCGACCACCCTCAAACCGCTTTTCGACTCCGAAATCGAACAGCTATGTCGCACCCACTCCATCACGCTTACCGCCGGCGACGACGGCGCTCTGTCGTGGTCGGGGGCCGAGCATAGCAAGATACGCAATGGCGATGTAGTAACCTGGGAGAACATGGGCGTCCTGCTCCGGGGCACGGTTATCAGTCGCACCTCTTCGGGCAGTTACGATACCCTCGCTGTTGTCTACGACTTCGACGGCGATGAGCCGCTGGAGCTGCACGTCTTATGGATAAACTCCAACGGCACGGCGACAGACGCTTGCTTCTCATCTGACCAAACTCTCGCGAGCGCTTTCAACGCAAAGCAGACCAAGCTCGAAGACACCCCCGACGTAGTTATCGAGAGTGAGACCGACACCACCGACGGGCTCTATCTCACCGACTCGGCGAAGCGCGCGGTGTTCAACGATATGTTTAATCTGGAGGGAAATATTCCCAAACGAACGCATAGCAACCGGCCGGTAACCGCGAAGTACGATCCTGAAAATGCTCCGGATGCTTCGCACCCATATTGGTGTAATAAAACTTGGCTCACCTATGAAGAGGCGGTGGACGCCTATAACCATCGCCTGACTCCAAGTGTGAGCCCCGCTGGCGCTATAAGCCAATGCGGGCCTCTGAGGGCTGTGATTTGCAGCCTCCACACGATAGCGGGCGAAAAATTGAGTTACCGCCGCACGTTCTTCGGCCTGTCAAACCTTGAGGTGGCACGCCTTTCGACAAATGATTTGCAGGGCGTATGGGTGTCAAACATGCAGGATGCATTCCATGCCTGCTCAAAGCTAAAGGAAATTATACCCGCAATTATTGACAGCACCGATTCCTGGGCCTCATGGAGTGCCGCTTTTGCCTACTGTGCCGAGCTCGAATCATTTCAGCTAAAAGGACTCCGCTATAATCTCGACCTTAAATGGTCGCCGAAGCTGTCATTGGCCACAATGCAGTATCTCGTTGACAATGCGTCGACGGCGATCACGGCGGAAAAACCGGTGGTTGTCACCGTCCATGCCGATGTCTTCGCGAAGCTCACGGGGGATATGACCAACGAGGCCGCGGCGGCTCTGACCGATGACGAAAAAACAGCATGGGCCGCAGTGCTTACAGCAGCGACTTCAAAGTATATCTCATTTGCTATAGATTAAGAACTATGATAAATCAAAGAATTACAACTAACGGAGAATCAGTAATTTATGTGGGGGGGGGTAATTCCGTCATGACACAGGCTGCCCCTAATCCCGAAGTGCGCGGCTTCTGGCGCGAAAAGGTGCTACTGCCCGGTGAGTCTGCCGATGATTTTGTCGAGTGGACTGAGGGCGAGCGCGACGCATGGCAGGCCGCCATCGACGCGCGACCAGAGATCCCGCAAACGTTCGTCGACATGTGGATTGAGGCATCGACGGCGGCGGGGGTAACTTATGGCGGCTATAACCGTCAGACGCGGCTGCTGTGGCTCTACGACATCTATGATATTACCTACGCCCAGGCGCGCCCGATTATGGAGCTGGCGGCGGGACGCCACAATCAGGAAGTGGCGCTGCAACTCAACGCCAGCCCGGGCGACTCGCCGCGCGTCAGAGCGCTCATGCCTATGGCTCTTATAAAAGCACAGATGCCGGCTCTCTACGGAGAGAATTTGCTCGAAGGAATGATGTTCTTCGGGCAAGGCGCCGCAAGCTATCCGAAATCGTGGAGCGAGTGGAGCTATAGCGGTTCATTGACATCGCTGAGGCGCGTCGAGGGAATAATCGACATGCAAAACTGTCAAGGTACGCCATACGGGTTCAAGGCGCCGAAGCTCGAACACGTCAGGATCCGCAGACTTAAGACAAATTTCCATCTCATCTCGGCGGTGCTTTCGGCTGAGTCGCTGGCCTACCTCGTCGAGAAGGCCGCGAACACCGCGGAAATATCCGTCGTCGTTGACCCGGCTGTCATGTCGAAGCTCACCGACGGCCCGCAGCAGTGGCAACAGATCCTCACCGCCGCAACGGCAAAAAACATATCATTCACAACACCATAAGACAATTTTAAACTTTAAATTCTAAATTCTCAATCATGATACAGAAAGTCAACGGAATATGGAGCAGCAGCGACGGCAAGAAGCTGCGCCGCATCTCGACAGGTGCCGTCGGGACACTCCATGGCGCGCTCCCCGGCGACACCGCCGAGAGTTTCGAAGAACTAAGCGCCGACGACACTCCCGCCTACACCCGGGAGCAGTACCGCGCCGAAACCGAGCGTCTCATCGCCGAGCGTTACACAACCGGGCAGGAGATCCAGTTTGCCCGCGAAAAAGAATCCGCCGACGGCTACACCGACTATCTCGCCTATATCGAGCAGTGCAAAGCCCGCGCCATCGAGAACCTGACCACACGCCCGGAAGAAGCTCAATTCTAAATTTTAAATTCTCCATTCTAAATTCTAAATTTCCCATGCTCTCTCTCTCAAAAGGCAGCCGCGGCCCGGAAGTCCGCAAGCTACAGACTGCCCTCGGCATCAACGCCGACGGCGTTTTCGGTTCCGCCACCGAAGCCGCCCTCATTACATATCAGGCTAAGCACCACCTCAAGCCCGACGGAATCGCCGGCCCGGTCACACTGTCAGCCCTCGGGCTCGACATCGCGACCGCCACTCCGGCTTCGCCCACGCGCGCCATCGACGCGATCATCGTGCACTGCACCGCCGGGCCACAGACACAGTCGGCCCGTCAGGTAGCCGAGTACCACACCCGCCCGAAAGCCGCCGGCGGCATGGGCTGGTCAGTCCCCGGCTACCACTACATCGTCGAACCCGACGGCAACGTCGTTCAGCTTCTGCCCGAGTCCACCCCGAGCAACGGCGTCAAAGGCCACAACTCCCACATCATAAACGTCTCTTACATCGGAGGCGTCGACAGCCGCGGCCGCGGCATCGATAACCGCACGGCCGCCCAGAAGACAGCGCTGCTCTCTCTGCTGCGCACACTGCGCAAGCGCTACCCTGCCGCCTCCATCATGGGGCACCGCGACATCGCCTCGGTCGACGCCAACCACAACGGCATCATCGACCCCTGGGAGCGCGTCAAGGAATGCCCCTGCTTCAACGCCATCGACGAATACCGAAGCATCTGAAACCTCATACGATGATGTTTCATTTCCATTGTTGCTTGTTTGATTGATTGGATTATTTCAGGTTTGTAGACTATCTGTTTCGTCTCAAGAAAAGGTTGGCTCCGTTGTGATAACGGGGCCTTCTCTTTGCTACGGCCCCGGCCCGCCCCTTCCCCCTCGCCGTGGCGCGGGCCGGCGGCTACGCCCGGGCG